TTAAAATCCAATGTAGGAAGCGAACTTATCAGCAACTTCATTTTTTGCTTTTTGAGTGACATGGGCATAGATGTCCATAGTGGTTTGGATATTCTCGTGGCCCAATCTTTCCTGTACTTCTTTGATTGTTGCACCAGCTTCAAAGAGTAGGGAGCAGTGGGTATGTCGGAAACCATGAGGTGTGATGCGTTTGAAGTCTGGGCGTTTCCTCCAAACACGATTGAGCATGTTATTAACGTGGACAATACTTTTTGGATTGCCGTCTTCATTTTTGAAGAGCAGTCCCTTCGTGCTGTATTTTTTCCACACTTTCAAAATTTCTATAGTTTGAGGGTCCAGAGAGATTGTTCTGGCACTCTTTTTTGTTTTTGGAGACTGGAAAATCGTTTTGTTGTTTTCGCCCTTAGCGAGCGTTTTATTGACTTTTAATTGTGCAGTTTTTAAGTCTATGTCTGACCAACTTAAAGCACCAACTTCGTTTTTTCTCATTCCAGTGAAGGCTAGCAGGCGAAAGAAAGTCAACATCTCTGGGTCATCCATCTTTTCTACAATCGAAAAGAACTCTCTTAGCTCATCTTTATTGTAGAATTGCTCCAGTTCATCTCTATCTTTTTTTTGCCGTTTTGGTTTTAGTGTTTTTCTCATCGGATTGCTTTCAATAAGCTCCATCGAGATAGCATAATCAAAGATTTGGTTGGCAATGCTGATAATTCCAGAAAATCGTTTATACTCATCAGCCCATTTATTGACCTGAGTTTGACACATTGTGAGCGTGATCTTATTGACAGCTTTATCTCCAAAAGTAGGAAGGATGAGCCTATCTGCCTTGTCTACCTGACTGACAAATGTGGACTCTTTGACTGTATTCTTGTAATGTTCCTTCCAAACTTCATAAACCTGGCGAAAAGTGGTAGTAACATTCCTGGAACGGAAGGTCTTTTTTTCATATTCTGTCAGGCATTTTGCTTCAGCAAGCCTTGCTTCGCGTTCGGTTTTGAATCCTCGCCGTTTGGTAATAATCTTTTTGCCTGTCAATGGATCTAAACCATGGTATGCTTTGAAATAATAAGCAGTAGAATCACCTTTTTTATATTGACCAATCATTGTCATTTACCTCATTTTCTGTTAAAATGGGTATGAAGAAAAGGGCTTTTTAATGCCTAATTCTTTATACTGTTTACCCCACACTCAAGCTTGCCGGCGGAGAGTATGGGGATTTTTTATTTATTCAAAATTATACTCAAGCACGTTAGTCATGTGTGATTGAGCTACTTTATTTCCTGCCTGATCGTATGCAGTGATGAAATATGATTTGTCTTCTTCTGTTTCTAAGAATACAACCATATTGACAGCTCTGCTAACACTATTCAAGACCTCTGTTTTCTCTGTGTCAGAGAGTGTTGAAAAATTATCATTCACAGTAGCGTTAATAGCTCCATTGTCTTTGAGTTTTATTTCATAGATGTAAGATGTCCACTCATATCCATCATGCCCGTCCTGATTGAATTGTACTGACTCATTGAAAGAGTCGGTAATCTTGACATTCATTTCAGCTACATCATAGGCAACCTTTTCAGAGCTTTGTTCATTTGTCTCAGTAGTTGAGCTTTCAGATATCGAACTCTGCTCAATAGTTGTAGTCTGAGTAGTCACTTGAGGTGTTTCAGGTACTTCCGTCTTAGGTGCAAGACCTAGAGCTTGTAAAATAAACCCAAGGGCAGCAAGGGCTAAAAAGCCCACTCCAAACAATTTCAATTTTTTCATGATATTCTCCTTTTGATTATGGTTTATAGATTTCCACCACTTCACCAATGGTTCTGATTTCGTCGTCTTTGTTCAAGTAGATTTCTTCATAGCTATTGTTTAGGCTTTGTAGGTACCAGCGTCCGTCATAGTCACGTTTTAACTTTTTGACAAAGTTTTTGCCATTTACCTGGAAGATACCAATATCATTGATGTCCACCTGGCTTGTAACTTTGATAAAGAGTAGATCATTATCCTCTATCAATGGTTCCATGGAGTCACCAGCTACTTTAGCAATGGTGTCATACTTTTCAGGAACGTCATTGGCACGTAGTCTGACTTCCATGTGGAGATTGTCCTCTTGGAATGTGCCGTGACCTGCGGCAACTAATCCTTCGACATAGTCAGTGATGTAATCTTCGGAATCCTCACGAACTTCAAAGATTGATGTAACCTTATTCTGTTCTTCCAACTGTACCTCGGCATAGTCGAGGACTTTTTCTTGTCTAGTTGGTTTGAGCTGGTTATAAATCTCGAGAATTTCAGGCTGTTCGATGTTGTTATCCAGCAATACCGAAAAAATATCAGGTTTTATTCCAAGTGCTGTACAAATTCTTAAAACATTATCAACGTTAGAATTAAGAATCCCTCTGTTTAAAATTGAATTTATAGTGGATGCAGGCATATCAATTTTTAGTGAAAATTGACGAACGCTACCGTATCTTCTTTCTATAAGTTCACGTAAATTTTGTTCATCCATAATTGACTCCTTTTCTACATTGTAACACACGATTTTTCGTTTGTCTAACAAAAATAAATGAAAAAATATTTAATTTATTATTGACAATGAACGAAAAATAGTTTATACTCTAATCAAGCTCACGAAAGAGCTTAAAAAAACAAACCTTTAAACGAATTTTCGTTCATTTTTTTAGAAAGGAGTGCATATGCTGAATATTGATAGCGTACGTAGAGAAAAAAATATCGCAATCGTCGATATCGCTGACTTTTTAGAAGTTCGTGCACAAACTGTTAGTGATAAGATTAAGGGACGTTATCCATTTACTTTTAACGAAGCATTGGAAATTCAGCGACATTTTTTCCCTGAGTATGAATTAGGGTATTTGTTTAGCGAAGCAGTCTCAACTGCTTAATATTTTTAATCATATGAACGAAAATTCGTTCAAAAACATAGAAAGGAGAAGGGGATGAAGATAATAAAAATAGAATCTACCAAGAAGCAGATTCTAATATCCAAGAACAAACGAATAATATTTCATGTTCCTGATGGTACGATGTTTATTCATGATCTGGAAAAGTGATGATTTGCGCGCCATTCTCATCGGTAAAAACATGCGGCTTTCTGTTTGACCATACAGTTGGCACGCTTGAATCGCAAAGAATCGTTAGTCCGTCCTCATAGACGATTAAGTTATGTATGAAAGTTTGATTATCAGTCGTAGTAGCAAACTTTAACAAGGCTTCTGGTTCGTGCAGAATTGTCCCTTTAGTTAATTCTACACTGTAAGGAAGAAACGTAACTTCATCTTTCGCCATTGCATTTATAACTTTCTGCATAAATTTTCTCCTTTCTATCAAAATTATGAATAAAGAGTGTAAAGGATTTTATTCATGAGAATATTATAGCAAAATTATATTGAAAAATCAATATCTAGTTGAAAATAGCTTTTTAAATACTATATCTAGTATACAGGAGGAATATATGTGGGAAATAATTGAAAGATTACTCGAAGAAAGAGGGTTGAATAAAAACCAACTTGCTAGACAAGCTGGTTTGCATCAAAATAGCCTAATCGATCTAAAAATGGGAAGAAAGAAATCCTTGAAGTTTGAGGATGTTGTCAAAATAGCTGACACTTTGGGTGTCAGTCTGGACGAATTTAGGTAACAAAAAACCACTGCGGGAACAGTGGCTCACTAAAATAACTAACAATATTATATCACATTGGAGGTAAATATGAACATCCTAAGTGAAGAATTTGAATCAGGAATCAGGATGGTGGTTAAGGATCAGTTCAAAGAATCCTTTACCGAGTTCCTGGAACGCGAATCTGATGGTAGAGGGTGGCTATCTATTAGTAAGGCAGCCTACCATGCTTGCACAAGTGAAAATACCATTCGGAAATGGCTAAAAGAAGGACTCAATCTATATCAGATTGATGGTACCAAACGAATCAAGAAATCAGAACTGGATGAATATATAGAAAGTCATCTAGTGGTTTAGTTAGGAGTGTAGAATGATAGAAATTTTTGAAGCCTTGGCGGGCGTGTCAATCTTTGCTGTGCCTTGTTTGGTAGCGGCAGCAATTGACCAGCATAAGCTGGAGAAGGAACGGAAGAAGCGGGAGCAGGCTTTGCTACGTGAGCAGCTGACAGCGTTGGCATGTGAACGTGCAATCGAAGCAGATCGCTTAGCCTGGAAGAACAGAGTTAGACAGTCACTTTCGAACTGGGAGCCAATCAAATTTGCTGAAGAGGTACCAACTAGGAAGGCTAGAAAGTGGGGTAGACATGTTTAGTAAGTTTTTTAGAACAAATCAAGTAGACAGCTATGGCATTGACCTACCAGCTAAAACAATTGATCGACTTGAGCGTGAAAATGCCATTCTTCGTGGCATGGTAAATGATCTTGATAAAGAAAATTGTGAATACAGACGAGTCAATCAACAGTTGGTTGATGAAAATGCACGTCTACAACGTATCGCAGAAAAAGAAGAAATTTTAGGAGGTGCCTATGGTTAGAAATAAAATGTCAAATCTAGCCGATACCTTATTCGCTCAATTGGAATCTTTGGATGATAGGGAACTCTCAGAAAATGAACTGAAAATCGAAATCGAACGGTCCAAAGCCATGGTTTCCGTGGCTGGTCAAATTGTATCGATTGGCAAGTTAGCCATTGATGCGAAAAAATTAGAGTCAGAAACAGGTCTTAATCCTGGTATTGCTCTGTTGGAGTAGCTTATGGGAAGGAAAATCTATACAGACGAAATTAAGGCCTTTATTTTTAAAAATTACAAGGGCAGGACATCTCAAGAGGTTGCAAATTTAGTGAATAGACACTTCGGAACATCTTTTACAGCACTTCAGATAAAACGTTTCCGCGGAAACCATAAATTAAATTCGGGACTAACAGGTCACTTTCCGAAAGGGAATGAACCGCACAACAAAGGAAAAAAATTTCCGAATATGCCACCAAATAGTGGTCAATTTCAAAAAGGTAACAGGCCGCATGGTTATCAACCTGTAGGGACAATCAACATGACCACAGATGGCTACTTGAAGGTTAAAATTGCTGATCCGAATGTCTGGGAAAGGGTACATCTGCAGGTTTGGAGAGAACATCATGGTCCAGTCCCAGAGGGATGTATCATCGTCTTTTTGGATGGCGACAAAACCAATGTTGATATCTCGAATCTGGCTTGTGTAACCCGAGCTGACCTTGCTCAAATGAATAAGAATAGGTATTTTGATAACGATGCAGACACTACTAAAGCTGCAATCGGGATGGTACAACTACGAAGAAAGGTAAAGGAAATTACAAATGGCAACACTATATGAACTAACTGGAATCTTTAAGCAGATTGCAGAAATGGAAGGTATTGATGAAGAAACCAAGCTGGATACGCTTGAATCTATTGACTGGACGGAACAATTTGAAGAAAAGGTTGAAAACACTGTCAAGGTCATCAAGAACAAAGAAGCTGAGAAGAAACAGCTCAAAGAAGAGATTGACCGTCTGACTGCTCGTCACAAATCAATTGAAAGTGACATCACACGACTCAAAACGGGTCTGCAAGGTGCATTTGAAATCACAGGACATGACAAAGTTAAGACTTTGCTATTTACCGTAAGCTTGGCAAAAAATCAACCGTCAGTCGTGGTTGATGAAGAGTTGTTGCCGAAAAAGTATTTTGTGATTACGAAAAAACCTGACAAAAATGCTATCAAAGAATTGTTGAATGCAGGCAAGAAGGTCAAAGGTGCAGTATTGCAAGAGAGTAGAAGTTTGAGGATTAGATGATGGAATTGATGAATAAAACTAGGATTACAGAATCCTTAGCAGTTGTTATCGGCCCACAGTCGGTAGATGTATTAACGACAGAAGGTTTTCAATTCGATGTTGCAATCAGATTTGTAAAAATTGATGAAACAAATCTGGACAAAGGAAATGAGCAACCGGTATTTACTCCAGAATATAAATTGGTGACTGTGGCTAAGTACAAGGAAAAACCAATCTTCGAGGACGAAGATGATCTTAAGAACTTTGAAAAACAATCCAAAGAAATAAGAACCCTATTTGCATTTGCAAAAGCGAATAAACAAAATTGGTTCAATACTGCGTTATTTGAAGGTGTGTTGACAGAGAAGGTTGGTGTTTGATGAAAATACTTGCGATTGACCCATCAAGCAACCGAATAGAGACGTCCACAACAGGAGTAGTCTTGCTGGATAATGCAGGTCTAGTGAGCTATTGGATAGTTCCGTTCGGTGCCAGGAATTTCAGTCGGTGGTTTCGTGAAGTTGGTCGTGACCTGGAATACGATGTTGCCATCGTGGAAGAATACCAGGTACGTGACAATGATTATTCTCGAGATAACTCAGTCGCTGAGACCTTGGAAGCTGTTCAAGCGTGCTTTCCCAACGTGGAACTCGTTCGCAACGCTGGCTATGTGTCAGACATTCCTGATCAGTTACTCAGGGAGCTTGGTCTTTGGACTTTTGACAAATCACATCATCAGGATGTGAGGGCTGCTGCTCGCTTGGCACTATTCTGGGCACAGCGAAAAGACATCGAGGAGGTTATTCAAGACATTGGAAATCGAATTACGCAAATGGCAAGCTGAGGCGGTGAAACGAAGTGACCGAGATTGTCCAGGAATTTTTTTGGAAGGTCTAGGTGGTCGTGGGAAAACTATCTGTGCCTTTGAGATCGCCAAGCATAAGGGTGCCAAGAAGGTCTTGGTCCTAAACAATCGGCTGTCAATCCTGAACGGCTGGATTGACACTCACAACAAGCTCTACTCACAAGATTTTCGGCTAGAAGCCATGACAGACAAGCGAATGCAGAATATCGTGGCAAGCGGTGAGGTTCTGGAGTTTGATGTCTTAATCATTGACGAGTGGCAGAATATGTCCAGCGAAGCTAACTATAAAGCTTACAAGAAAATCCGACGTGATTATTCAATCGGCTTGTCTGCAACTCCAATCAGAAAGAAAGGTCAAAACTTCTATCCGTTAGAAAAAACAATCTTTGGCCAGGCGGAGCCAAACAATAAATTTGATTGGCAGAAACAGCACGGCAAGATGAAGTATGACCGTTTCAGTTACTCAAAGGAAAAGTGGGAAGACTTCCGTGACTATGAAAGATATGTGTCAGGGTTGCCAAATTTCTTCCGTTGGGAAGAGATTGAGGAGATTGAGGGAGCTGAGGAAAACAATGGATTTGAAGTCATCTTTGAGCCAATGTGGTGCTTGCCAGCAAATCCAGAAGAGATTGATCAACTTCGAAGGCTGAACATTGTCGGAAAGAATGGTAAGTTTGCCATGGCAAAGCAGTCATTTGGTCGCAAGACTTTCGAACGGTATTTAACTCAGACAGGATTTGAGGTTGATTTTCCGAAGCTTAAAGCGATTAATGCAGATACCCCAATGTTACTTCAATTAGACCTCCTCTTGGCCAAACAGTCAGAAATGTTAATTGTCAGCAAGTCCAAGCAAATCGTTGAGGTTATCTATGAACGGCATCCTGAAATCGGTATTTGGACTGGCGATAAGAAAGAAGGGCATGATAGGACCAACATGGTCGCTACTAGCCAAGTATTAGGAGTTGGGGTCGATGGGCTCCAGCACCGATTTAAAACAATTGTAGTTCTGGATCCGTCCCAGCCTAGTGACGGAGATTATGACGACTATCGGCAACTTCTTTGGCGGATTACTGGTAGCCGTCAGCAGCACGACGTTAGGGTCGTAGAATTTTATTTTTAAAAAAACAAAAGGAGAAAAAAATGAAAATTTCAAACAAGTTAATCGTATTGCGTGAGAAAGAAAAGGGCTATTTTATGTCAGAAATCAAAAATAATCCCCATTCACTTACAACGAAAGCAAGTTTTGTAGAAGAAATCCGTGGTGCCCTATCACTTCCATACGAGTATTATTTGAAACAAAAATCCGAAATTAAAGCTCTAGCGAAAATTCACGATTGTGAAATCATCTTGGTAGATGCTGAGTATACACTTACTTATCCAAATGGAGGAGATGTTTCTAAAATTATTCCAAAAGAATCAAATTTATTTGATGATTTGATGGAAGCATTCAAACAACTTTAAGGAGAATACATGACAGTAAAAGAATCGCCAATATTTGCAATCCTGTGTAATATTCAGACAGAGCTGGTTGCACCGAAAGGACAGTATAATTCTTTCGGAAAATACAACTATCGTAGTGCAGAGGATATTTTGGAGGCACTAAAGCCTTTACTCAAAAAGCATGATGCATCCTTGGTATTAAATGACGATATCGAACAGATTGGGGACCGCTACTATGTTCGTGCAACAGTAACATTATTTGCATGTGGCAGTTCAATCAGTGCCCAAGCGTCAGCAAGGGAAGAAGATACAAAGAAAGGCATGGATGGCAGTCAGATTACAGGAACCGCATCCAGTTACGCTCGAAAATATGCTCTTAACGGGTTGTTTGCCATTGATGATAACAAGGACCCTGATACGGACGAATATGCGAACCAAACTGGTAAGCAAGCACAAGCTCAGAAATCAGCGCAAAGTAAGCCTGCATCAAATCCAAAACAGAATCAGAAAGCATCTGGCAGTGTTAAGTACATCACAGGAGCCCAAGCGAAGAAGCTACGTGAAGACATCAAGAATATTGCGGAGGCTTCAGGCGGTCCGGTTAATACGGTTGGCGTATGGTTCATTGGCCAACTTGGTGTGGATAAAATCGAAAGTATTCCAGCTGACCGTTTGAAAGAAGCACAGGATCTGATTGTAAAAACTAAGATAGCGAAAGGGATTGAATGATGATAATTGAAACTTTGAAAGAATTTGGAATGGCTGTACTTTGGTTATTCCTTGGCTATCTGCTCGGTGAGCGTAACAAGAAAGGAAGCGAGTAATGGGATATACAGAACTCGGACGAAAACGTCCAATCAAAATTCAAGGTGATACCTATGACGAAATCTTGATTTACAAATATAAAGGCGAAGTTTGGGGCGTGTGTTATAAAGGCGGCGAGATTGATTCCGTTTATAATTACACGAAAAAAGATTTCCATTGGTCAGAAATCCTTGGAATGACATTGAAAGAAATTGTTAAGAAAGTCATTCAACCATTAAAAAGATCTTTTCCAGGAGATTACTTAATGATTGATGAACATTTGGTAAGAAAGGCATTGAAGGTGGATAAATTATGATTAACAATGTAGTACTAGTGGGTCGCATGACTCGTGATGCAGAACTTCGTTATACTCCGTCTAATCAAGCTGTTGCGACTTTTACTTTGGCGGTTAACCGCAATTTTAAAAATCAAAACGGTGAGCGTGAAGCGGACTTTATCAATGTAGTCATTTGGCGTCAGCAGGCTGAGAACTTGGCGAATTGGGCTAAGAAAGGTGCTCTGATTGGTGTTACAGGTCGCATTCAGACTCGTAGCTATGATAACCAACAAGGGCAACGTGTCTACGTTACTGAGGTAGTTGCAGAAAGTTTCCAACTTTTAGAAAGTCGCGGGCAACAGTCGAATTCTCAAGACGGATCATTTGGAAATTCAAGCCCAATGGATATTCAAGACGAAGATTTGCCGTTCTAGGAGGTGCTAGATGGGAATGAAAGAAGCGGCTTTAGCTTATCAAAAGAAGGGCTTCAGTGTAATTCCTATTAGTCCTTCGAATAAACAACCGATGATTAAATTTGCTGATAAACCAGCAATGACCGCACAGGAAATTGAAGACTTTTGGAATCAGTATCCGGATAGTAATATTGCTGTCCGGACTGACAAATTCTTCGTAATCGACATCGACCTGCACGGCAAACATAATGGATATGAAAGTCTGGCCAACTGGGAACATCTCAACTTGATTACCCCGACTTTGCAAGCAAAAACTGCCAGCGGTGGCAAGCATATCTTTTACTTTAAGCATCCGGATGTTTCCATGACACAGATGATTGGTTTTCTACCTGGTGTCGATGTCAAGGCCCACCCAAATAACTACGTTTTGGTCGCTCCGTCAAAAACGCCCAAAGGTGAGTATGCCTGGGACTTGGAAAAGTCAAAAGAAGGCGGAACCATGGTCACTGCTAGTCGAGCACTAGTCATGGCAATTAAGCAGGAGTATCTGAAAAAGAACAACCGGAGTGAACTTGATGACATCTATTATCAAATTCGGAATGGTGCTGGCAAGAGAAATCGGACCACGGAGGTTTTTGAAATGATTGTCAAAGGCTTTGGTGAGGAAGGTAGTCGAAACGATACGGCAGCCAAGTTTGCTGGAACATTATTGGCCAGAAGTGTTGACCCAAACTGTGTTTTGGAATTGGCACGGATTGCGAATAATAACTCTGCTGATCCGCTGAGTGACAGAGAGCTTAGTCGGACAGTAGATAGTATGATTCAAAAACACATGAGGGGAGGTGGCAGTGATTGGTGATGTTGTAAATATCTCAATTAAGCAATTTACCAGGACGAAGAAAAAGGTCTCGGATGAAAACGGAGAAAAGGTTGAGATTGATGTCATTGTGTCAGACAGTCCTCGAAACGTGCTGTTGGCCATGAAGAGTGATAACAAACTCAATGATTTTCTCCGACACAATGAATTTACTGGAGAACATGAGATTGTGGCCGATGTCAAATTGGATGCTATTAGTATGAGGAAAGGTCAGCTGCCCTCCGCATTTGAATCTTATCTCAGTGTTTACCTGGAAAATCATTTCAAGGTTGTGTTCAAGACCAGGGCTTTGCAAGATGGCATTGAGGCATTCTTTGCTGAAAAGACCTATAATCCTGTCCAGGAATACATGGAACATGCCTATGATAGTTGGGACCATAAGGAACGCTTGAATCAAGTCTTTCAGACATGGCTTGGCGCCGAGGACAGTATATATGTTCAGAAAATCGCAGAAATGTTCTTTGTCGGGGCTGTGTCCAAGGTCTTCAATCCATGGGTGAAGTTTGACTACACTCTTGACCTGGTCGGTGGCCAGGGGGCAGGTAAGACAACATTCCTGCAAAAGATTGCAGTTGACTGGTACACGGATTCTGCTAAGGATTTCATGGACAAGGACAACTACGAAATCATGCTAAAATCCCTGATTGTCAATGATGATGAACTGGTGGCCAGCAGGAAGACAACGTTCGATGAACTCAAGGCTTTTGTAACCAAGACTGATTTGACATTCCGTAGGTCCTATGGTCGACGTGCTGAAAAGTTTCCCAAGAACTTTGTGATTGCTCGGACCAGCAACAAAGTCGAGTACCTGGGTGATAAAACTGGTGAGCGTCGTTTCCTACCGGTCTTGGTGGATGCAGCTAAACAATTCGTCAAGCCATTCGACATGACGGACAATGATGTCCTGCAGTTGTGGGGTGAGGCAGTTGCAATTTACAAAAAAGGCTTCACGTTGACCTTCGATGAAGATTTCGAGGATGAGCTGGCAGTTTACAAGGAGCGCTTCACTTATCGCGATGAGGCAGAAAACCAAATCTATGATTATTTGGATATGCTAGTTCCGGAAGAATGGGATAGCATGTCTGTAGTTCAACAGCATCAGTACACATGGGCTTATTTCAACAATGGTGTATATAGGAATGATGCCGGTTTTATTTACGAAGGTGTCAAACCGCAAGAAAGTGTGTCATCGAAGCAGATCCTGAAGAATGTTTTTGACATCGATGTCGCCAAAGGAGATAAATTAGCTCGGAAGATTAAGCTGATTATGGACAACAATCAGGATTGGGAGTACCGCAGAGGCCGTGTTGCTGGAAAACAATTTCGAGGATATTTTCGAAGAAATAGTGAATAATTTTTGATGTCACAAAAAGTAAATTTGATGTCACAGAATCTAAAAAATGTGACACCATGTGACATCACTGTGACATCATTGATGTCACACCTTATAAAGCCTTATGTATAAAGGGTTTAGATGGATTTTTAATAATAAAATAAAAAAAGTGATGTCACACCCATTGGACCCTTGATATTATTGAGGTTATAACCTATTTTTATAACTTTGTGACACCATTATATAAATATTTAAGTTAATAAAAATAGCAAGTGCTATAAAGCCCGGTATAATAGGATTCTTGTTTTTTATAAAAAATGTTTTTGGAAAAGTGATGTCACAGTGTCACAGTTTAATTTTATGCAAAAAAATGAATAAAAAGGAGTAAAAATGGCATATACAGTAACAGTATTATTTGATCACGTGTTAGTTGACGAAAAGCATTGCTTCGAAAATGAAGCTGAAGCCTTGAAATGTAAATCGGGCCTGGAAGCTAGGTATCGAGGTCAGCGGTTGTATAGCGTAAAGATGGAGGAAGTTAAGTGAAAGAAAATGATCCATTGGTTTTAGTGACTCTGTGTCTGGTCATCGCTTTATTCGCAGCAGTGACAGAAGTCAAAGTATTGCGCGAACAAGTGAAAAGGCTGGAAGAACGTGAAACGGTTATTATCCACAAGGTTGATAATGCGGGCGGTTTGATGGTAGGGCAAATCACAGACAAGGAAATCATAGAGGGACGCTACACAGTCACTGCCCATGCCTACGGGAAGTTTTTGGTCACAAAGGAACAGTACGAGGCTATCAAAGTTGGTGACCCAATCCCTGAATATTTGAAGAAAAGAGGTGATTGATTGGCAGTACGTATTTTAGATGTCTGCTGTGGCAGTAGGATGTTTTGGTTTGACAAGGCGGAGCCCCATACAACCTACATGGACATCAGACAAGAAACATTTGAAATTCACGGAAAGAAAGTAAATGTCAATCCTGATGTTGTTGCTGATTTCCGAGACATGCCTTTCGATAACAACAGCTTTAATTTGGTAGTGTTTGACCCACCACATTTGAAATGGGCTGGACCTAATTCAATTATGAAAGCCCAGTACGGACAACTAGATAAACTAACTTGGAAGGAAGATCTTTCAAAAGGATTTGAAGAATGTATGCGTGTTTTGAAAGTTGGTGGAACATTAGTCTTCAAATGGTCTGATTGCCAAGTAAATGTCAATGAAATTTTAAGTATCATTCCATTCAAACCATTGTTTGGTCAACAGAGAGGTACAACCCACTGGATGACTTTTGTAAAATTTGAGGAGGAGGAATAATGGCCAGTGAATATGTGAGATTGCACATTTTAAAGCACGCTTTGGAACATTATATCCGGCGTGAAGGTGCTTCGGAGAAAGACATTAGACAGGAGAGAAAAGTACTGGATGATGTTGTTGAAGAACTTGAAAATTTTAAAGACTTTATCAATTCTGGGTGCTCAGGAGGTTGTTAAATGGAAAATCTGGAAGCAATTAAGGCTAGTAATCAAAAACTTGAAATCTATCTTACTGATGGAGATTTGGAAACAATTGCAAATGGACACGAAGTAGTGATTCCCCTTTACACAAAGAATAGGCCGGTCAAACAAGTTAGTATTAGACCGGCTTTAAGACAAGACCTTCTCAATCCGCTTGTTAATTTTGATAAGAAACTTATGAGTCAAACTGATTTAATAGCTAAAGATTTCGGGCGTCAAATTGTTGCTGATACATTTAAATTATGATTGGAGAAGTAATGAAACCTAAAAAATATCCGTACTCAGGAAGAAATAGATTGGTTAGGAAAGAAATGCCAAGGTTTGTGAAACTTGGCTCGGTTGCGTTATGTAAAAAAATGATAGATAGTATTGAGGGCATTCGTAGTGAGAACAGCTATATTACTGTATTAATTCTCAAAATACCAAAACCATTTTTATCCTATGAGGAAAAAACAATTAAGGTACGTTTGCCGTTTGATGAAGTAGTTAGCATTTTGAATCAATATTAAACAAAAAAGCCAAGGCACTCTCTGCCATGACTGTGGTTTCGCTATCAAATATTATACCACAAAAAAGGAGACGAGAGTGAACAAAGCTAAAGAGCTCTTGAATGAGCTACAAAATCTTGATATGGACATTCAAAGCCGTATAGATGAAATCAATGAGCTTGAGGCAGGTTTGCTCTCAAGCCCCAAGTGGACAGCAGACAAGGTCAAAGGTGGCCCGGCTAAAAAGGTTGATGATGTCTATTCCCAGCTTATAATCATGAAAGAAGCTATTGAACAAGATACCAATGAAGTTATTAACAGGAAGCTTGAACTTGGTAGATTGATTAACAAGCTGAAAAATCCTAAGCATAGAACCATCTTGAGGATGACCTACATCAATAAAATGTACATTGATGACATCTGTGATAGTATGGGAGGTATGAGCTCTCCTACATATTACCGTTTGAAGAAACAGGCTGTAAACGAGCTTGATGTCATTCTTTCAGAATTGATAGTAAATGATAGTAACGGTACAGGCGTGAAGTCTGAAATCTGTTAGAATGGTAGTATCAAGAAATGAGGGTAAGGCACCTATGAAGTGTCTGCCCTTTTCTTTTTTTCAAAACAAATAAACAGCAGGAGGTTTAGGCTTGGGTAGAGCAAGAGACCCCAACCGAGACAAAGCATTTGAAATCTATTCAGAGAACAATGGAAACATTGAACTGGTTGAGATTGCTGAGCGTTTGGGTGTTTCAGCTGGCACTGTCCGAGGTTGGAAAAGTAAAGACAAATGGGAAACTAAAATAAAAGGAACGTTCCAAAAGAAAAATACGGAACGCTCCAAAAATCCAAGGGGAGCTCCAAAGGGCAGTAAGAACGCTCTAGGACACGGAGCCCCTAAGGGAAACACTAACGCCTTCAAACATGGATTGTTTGCTAAGTACATACCTCGAGATGTTCTCGAGATAGCTCAAGATATTTCTGATAAACACCCAATTGACATCCTTTGGGAAAACATTACGCTGACCTATGCTAATCTACTGCATGCTCAGCGTATTTTATTTGTCCAGGATGTAGATGATAATACAGAATTTATTTCTGGAGATGGTCTGAAAGGAACAACCTACGAACATCATACAGCATGGGATAAGCAGGGTAAAGCTCTGGCAGCTATCGCAAAAACACAAGGAGAACTGCGACAGATGATTAAGGCTTATGATGAGCTAACACGCTCACCGCTTGTCACTGAAGAGCAGCGATTGAGAATTGATACTCTCAAAGCTAAATTGCAAACGGAGGGGGATTCAGATGGCGAAATCATCATTGTCGACAGCTGGTCCGACGATTGATATCCAGAGAAACGTTAATCCGCATTTCAAACCAGTCTGGACTTCAAAGAAACCCTACAATATCCTCAAGGGTGGTCGGAACTCGTTTAAGTCATCGGTTATTGCTTTATTGCTGGTTTACAAGATGTTGCTTGCAATCTTAAAAAAACAGACTGTCGAAATCATCATCGTTCGAAAGGTTGCAAATACAATCTATGATTCAGTGTATAAAAAAATTGAATGGGCATTGCGAAAATTCGGTGTGCACAATCAATTCAGAATGTATAAGAGTCCGTTTAAAATCACTCATAAAAAGACCGGTTCTACTTTCCACTTTTACGGACAAGACGACTTTCAAAAGCTGAAATCGAACGAGGTTGGCGCAGTCATTGCTGTCTGGTATGAGGAAGCTGCTGAGTTTAACAGCGCAGAGGAATTTGACCAGTCAAACAGTACGTTTATGCGTCAGAAACATCCAGATTACCCTTATGTGCAATTCTTTTGGTCGTACAACCCACCTCGAAATCCATACGCTTGGATAAACGAATGGTTGGACAGTTTGAGGGGGCATGACAAATACCTGATCCACGAGTCGAGTTATCTTAATGATGAGTTAGATTTTGTGACCGAACAAATGCTTGATGAAATCGAACGTATCAAACAGAATGACTATGATTATTACAGATACTTGTATCTTGGTGAGCCAGTTGGGCTAGGTACCAATGTCTATAATTTAGACTTGTTCCACGTCGTAGATGGTATTCCACAAGATGAACGAGTGGTTTATCAGTATTTCTCTATTGACGGTGGACACCAGCAGTCGGCAACTACTTGCTTGCATATTGTTTTGACATCTAGTCGAAAGGTCTTTGTTATTGATAATTACTATTACAGTCCGGCTGGCAAAGTAAATAAAAAATCACCAAGCCAGTTATCGAAAGACCTGCATGAGTTTATCATGGAAAAATCTATCAAGCGAGTTCCTGGTGCTGTCCTGCGAAATCAGACGATAGATAGTGCCGAAGGTGCGTTGCGAAATGAATATTACGAAAGATTTAAGGTCAGATTGAATCCGGTCAAGAAAAAGACAAAAATCATCATGACAGAGTATGTGCAGTCATTGCTTGCACAAGACCGCATTTATGTGGTCCGAAGTGAGAACAATATGAAATTCTTCATGGAAGAGCATAAGCGATATATGTGGGACGAGAAAACAGTCATGTCGGATAATCCAGCTGTTGTGAAAACTGACGATCATACTTGCGATGCGTTTCAGTATTTCGTAATGGATAATTTGAGAGACCTTGGCTTGATTGCTTAGGAGGTGATACTTTGAGTTTATGGAACAATATAAAAAATCTTTTTAGGAGAGGAGGAGATAAATTGGCACAAATGACAGATAAAGAGCTTCAGACAATTCTTGATCACCCAAAAATCTCTTTGAGTAAGGATGAGGTTGACCGGATTAGAGAGGATTTCACAATCTATGCTGGCAAACATCCACAAGTTGAATATCTCAACTCAATGCGAGAAAAGAAAAAGCGTGATTTCCAAGGGCTAAATATGACAAAAGTAGCCAGCGAATATATGGCGAACATTGTCTTCAACGAGCAGTGTGAGATCAATATTTCGGATAAGCACGCTGAAGCAAAAGAATTCATAAATAAAGTCCTTGAGGACAATAAGTTTATCAAGAACTTATCCACGTACCTGGAGCCTATGTTTGCGACCGGTGGCTTAGCTGTTCGTCCTTATGTAGATAACGGTAGGATTGAGTTCAGTTGGTGTTTGGCAGATACATTTTATCCGCTGAAATCAAACACAAATGATATTACCGAAAGTGTGATCGCTTCTCGCTCGATTAATGTTGAGAATGACAAAGAGATTTTCTATACACTTTTAGAGTTCCATGAGTGGCAAGGCAGTGATTATGTAATTACTAATGAGCTATATCGCAGCGAACGGAAAGAAGTGGTTGGTCGTCGTGTGTCGGTTAGTATGCTTTATGCTAACTTGCCAGAGCGAGTTGTTTTCAATGCTGCTGTCGCACCTTTGAATCAACCTCTGTTTTCATATCTGAAACCGGTTGGATTTAACAATATTTCTCCTCGCAGTCCCCTCGGATTGAGTTTGGTTGATAATGCTAAGTCAACAATAAAACGTATTGACGAAGTCTCGGACCAATTTTTTTGGGAAATTAAAAAAGGCAAGCGCCGCATTATTGCTTCAGAACATTTTGTGAATACTTCGATTGATCCAGTATCCGGAAGACCGATTCAATACTTTGATGCAGATGAGGATATGTTTCTAGCATTGCCGTCAGCGATTGACGATATGCAGTGGAAAGATATTACCCCAGAAATCAGAAGTCAACAGTACATCGCTAGTCTCAATAGCTTCCTGGCAACTCTGGAAATGCAGATTAAGGTCAGTCCAGGTACCTTCTACTTTGATGGTGCTGGTGTCAAAACAGCAACAGAAGTTATCAGTGAGGATAGTTTAACGTTTCGGACCCGTAGCGCTAATGTCAATGCTGTGTCGGAGTTTATCAAAGATGTATTGATTTCTGTTTTCGAATTGGCCAGTCGAACGATTGGACCAGACGGAAAGTTGCTCTATACCGGTGAAATTCCTGCTAAGAGTGACATTGGCATTGACTTTGATGACGGTATCTTCACGGATAAGAAATCTCAGCTTGATTATTATGCTCAAGCACAGTCAGCAGGGTTAATTCCTAAAACAATTGTGATTCAGCGATTATTTGATGTAGATGATACCACTGCAAAAGAGTGGTTAGAATTAATGGTTGCTGAGAACAACTCATCTAATCCGTTGCTAAAACAAATTTCTGCTGAACAGAGCCTTTTAGGTGGTGATGAGTAGTGCCAAAAGTCACGCCACACCAACTTAACCTAATGACTGACGGTACTGTAGACCTGTACCGTGAATTAGAAAGCGAAATCTTCCGTTTAGTTGCCCAAAGACTTCGAACGGAAGGAGAAGTTGATATTGCAGCATGGCAAATGGAAAAACTTCAACAGTTACATCTGCTGAATGCTGATGTCATTCAAGAGTTAGCCAAAGTCAGCGGACGTGCGTCGGATGAGATCGAGCGATTCATTCGTTCTGCTGGTTATGCAATCGTTGATGATACGGATAATTACTTCGAAAAACCTCTACCCTATTCCAGTCGCATTGACTTAATGATGGAAGGTTTCAAAAATCAAGTATTTCGTGATGTTAATAATTTCGTCAATCAGACCTTGATTAGTACAAACTATGGTACTGGTAAAGTTGCTGAGATGTACACGGATATTATTAACAAATCCGCAACACTATTCAATTCTGGCATGTTGACTCTCGACAAAGCCATTCAACGGACAATCAACCAGTGGGTAGATAAAGGGATTCAATCTTCTTTCGTTGACAAAGGCGGCCATACCTGGTCGATGGAGCGTTATGTTGCTACGGTCCTTAGATCTACCATGCAACGGACATATAACGAGGTCAGAACAAGCAGGATGGCTGAATATGGTTGTCATACAGTCCTTGTCGGTTCCTTAGCATCTGCCCGTCCGGATTGTGCCTACTGTCAAGGACAAGTCTTAGATGTTCGTCCTCAAGAACAAGCTGACAGTGGATATCCTAGTGTATATAATTTTGGATATGGTAGTCCTGGAGGGCACCGAGGGGTTAACTGCCGGCATCCATGGTTTCCATTTGTTCCTGGTGTTAGCACAAATAACCAGCCTCAATATGATCCAGAAGATGCGATTGAAAATGGCAGGATTGAAGCAGGTCGTCAACAATTAGCAGGTCGAATTCGCAATACGAAGAAAAAGCTGATGATTGCAGAAGAACTTGGAGCTGCCAACACAGCAAAATACAAGCGTCAATTGCTCGAACAGCAAGCTCAAATGCGTGAATACGTTCAAAGGCACAATCTAAGAAGGAATTACCGATTAGAAAAAGTCTATACACCGAGACAGAATGTTGTCGATGGTGGTTATAAAACTATCCTAACAAAAGCTGATAAAGTACGAGCTACTGCCCAGTATGAAAAATACAAGTCAATTTTAGGCGATAAAGCTCCCAAAACACTTGATGACTACATCAATATCAAGTATAATGGTGGTGAGAAGTACAAAACATTAAAACACGATGCGAGGGTTGTTAGCTATTTCAGTGGCGATATTAAGGAGCCACTAAGTGAGTCTCAAAAGAAACAAGCTGTAGAGGCCTATTTTAATTTCAAAAATGATGGTATTCTGTTCGGTGACCACGGGATTGCTCGATATGTCGAGAGAATGCGCAGGAAAAATGGGACACTCAAGTACAACTATCAGGCCATATTGAATATTTTTGAGCAAGAACCCTTATATACATCGTCTCGCGGTGCGAATGTTAGAGATGTTAGATTTAACGACAATGTAATTGTTTATTCTGAACAAGGTAAAAAAGAAGTTGTTTCAATGGTTTTGAGAAGTAGCAAGAAAAAAGGAAAAGATATTCCACATAAAGATTGGACGGTGATTTCTGGTGACAGCAACTGATGAAGTTTTTAAAATGTTTGATGATGTGCTAACAGGTAAAATCAGCGTTTGGGATTTTTCTTTTAATTTTGGAGAGTGGCTAACTAGTGAGTCCGGTGACCGATTGATTGATGAAAATGAAGAGTTATTTGATTTTTTCAATGAAGAGGTGCTAGAAGAAATGGAGTTATTATCCGATTATAATCTAGAAACCAATAAATCTAAATTGCTTAAATACTACAGGCAAGCGAAAAGGATAGTTACCGAAAAAGAATCACATTTACTTCCAAAATAGCATTTTCAGAAAGCAGACCAATTATTTAAATAAGCATTCGAGAAATCGAGTGTTTTTTTTGTTGCAAAAAAAGAAAGGAGATCTCTATGAATAAGCGTATCAAGAAGAAATATGAGCTTGAAAATCGCATTCGTACATTGGAAACTCATATTGATTTTTTGATTGACCAAAATAATCAGCTATGGAATATTGTCGAACGCAATGCTCAGGCTACTAATGCTAGATTTGACAAAATCGAGAAGCAAGTAGCTAATGGTAATACTAAGAAGCCGTTCTGGAAACGGTGAGGAGGTGATTCACTCATCTTGACAGCAGGAAAGACTGCTTGAAATTACTCTAAATTACTTAAAACTGGTCGAAATTGACCAGTTTTCTTTTTGCAAAAATCGACCGGCACGTCGTTAAACTGTCCAACATATTTCAAATTCTCGTGGTCGTCACACGTTAACTAGACGTAGAAGGAGAACGTATGAAACGTGATTTTTTAGCAGGACTTGGATTGTCCGATGAAGTTATTGATAAGGTTATGGCTGAACACGGTAAAACTGTCAATGAAACCAAGTCGAAATTGACTGATACCGAAAATGAACTAAAGGCCAAAGAAAATGACCTTACTACTGCTAATAAGACTATTGAAGACTTGCAAAAATCAAACAAAGATAATGCTGATTTACAAAAGCAGATTGATGATTATCAAACAAAGCTAACCGAAGCTGAGACTCAAAGAGTTGCTGATCGTAAAAATGCATTTATCGAACTAGGATTGACGAAAGCTGGCGTCAAGAATAACAAAGCTGTGACTGCCCTGTTGGATTTGGAGAAAATCTCAGAAGGCGACAACGGTTGGACAGGGCTTGACGAACAACTAGAAGCTTTGAAAGAAAGCGATGCTTATCTTTTTAATGAAGCTGACAATCCAAAACCGCAACCCACGCCAGCCATTACTACGACTGGTAACCCTGACAGCTCTGACCCAGCTCCCAAAGATGCTTGGGCAGAAGTAGCTGCACGATATAACTAGAAAGGAATAGCAAATGGCTATTAAAGAATATACAAAACAGTATGTCGGAATGTTTCCGAATATCTTCTCAAAGAAAGCACGATTTTTGGCTGCTTTTGGTGGAACAATTCAAGTTGTTGACGGAGTAACAGATGCAACGAAATTCATGGACCTTAAAATCTCAAATGATGTAGACGCGGTCCTACAAGAGTACCAAACAGGCGAAAATGTAGCCTTTGGAACTGGTACTGGATCAACCAGCCGCTTCGGAGAACGCAAGGAAATCAAATCAGTTAACAAGCAGGTTGACTTTGACTCGCCTCTTGCAATCCATGAAGGGGTTGATAACTTCACTGTCAATGACGTACCAGATCAAGTGATTGCTGAGCGTCAAGCTAAGCATGCAGAAGCGTGGACAGAGAAATTCTCACAAATCGCAAGCAAGGCTTTGTCTGACATCGCATCTGAAACATTTACTGGTCCGATGACTGAAGACGGCGTGACAAAAATCTTCAACGATGCACGTAAGAAACTTATCAACAACAACGTATCTAAGGATATTGTTTGGCGTGCTTATGTGACTGCTGATGTCTACAATTTACTTGTTGACTCAAAATTGGCTACTACAGCTAAGAAATCATCTGCAAATATTGATGATAATGAAATTTACAAGTTCAAGGGCTTTATCTTGGAAGAATACCCAGATGCATACTTCCAAACAGGCGAACATATTGTCTTTGCTGCTGACGGTGTTGGTCAACTTGGACTTGGTGTACAGACTTCTCGCGCACTCGATGCAACTGACTTTGTAGGTATCGTAATGCAAGCAGCAGGCAAGACTGCTAAATATATCCCTGAGAAGAACGCTAAAGCTATCTTGAAAGCTAAGTTAACTCCAGCAGGATAGGAGGACTAGATGAATAAGTACAAGGTTACTGCTCCTTTTTGGGACAAGGTCGAAAAGAAATACATTGATGTTGGCCAGATTGAATATGCTCCGGAGCGAGCACAAGAAATCAATGACAACTTGAAATGGTACGCAGTTGAAAAAGGTGTAGAGGATATTCTAATCCTTGAAAAAACAAAATCACCTAAAAAATCCAAAAAAGAAACTGTCGAAGAGGAGGGTGAGTAGCCCTCTTTCTTTTTGAAAGGAGGTACTATGCCTTATATCAAAATTGAAGATTTAGAAATCGAAGAAACTGATACAGATTTTGTAGAGCAGGCTATCAATAAAGCGGAGCAACTTTTTGAAGTTGTAACTCGACGATTTTATTCTCGTATTGATTTTGAGTCAGATGTAGAGTGGCGAAAAAGAGCGGTCAGAGATGCGTTAATAGCACAGGTTAGATATTTTATCGACCTGGGTGCTTTAACTGCACAGGAACTTAATTCTGAGCCAGAAACAGTAAGTTTGGGAAGGACTTCCATCGGCAAGTCTAAACCTTCCCAAAACACGAATACTAGTAATCTGTTGTGCGATGAATTCTATCTCTATCTGTCCGGTACTGGTTTGCTTTATCGAGGCGCTGGCTATGGTTAGAAGAGTTCCAAAACGAATGCTGATTCATGATTTTGAGTATCATGAATATCTTCAAGAAGACCGTAATCATAAACCTGAATATGCTAGCCCAGTGACAGTGAAAGATTGTCGCATTGATTTCGCCACTATTTACAGCCGTGACAGCTCTGAAAAAAAGATTGTGGCTGATTGCCTTATCTTTTGTTATAACGCTCAAACAAGCCCTTTTTTAGCATTTAAGGAGATGTCCAAAATTGTGGTTGGTAATCGTGAGATGATTATCCAAAAGGTTGTTCCAATTTATGAGCCATATTCTAAGAAGCTGTTTAGCTATGAATTGGAGTGTTTGTGATGGGAGATGTCAAAGTAACGGTTGATTTGAAAGGCTACGATAAAAAATTGAGTAAAGCCAATTTCCAAAAAGGGCAATTCGTAATGGCCAATCAGATGCTTGCAGATATGACGCCATTTGTTCCAATGGAGGAAGGAGCATTATCAGGCAGCGGTATTGTTGAAAGCGATGGAGAAGCTCTATCATGGGATACACCTTATGCAAAACGTTGGTTTTTCAACCACGCCAATTTTCAAACCACATTTCACCCTCAAGCAACGAGTCGATGGGATTTAGCTGCGCAGGGAATGTATGGTAAGAATTGGCCGGATAAATTTGTGGAAGGAGCTGGTCTTCGGTAATGGATTTTCAGGAGCGATTGGGTGATGTTATTGATAATGTTATCCAGGAAAGCAAATTAGATATTCCTTTGTTCAATGATTTAAACAACGAAGAAGAAAGTATCTCGTTGTATTCTCTTCCGGGTGGAAAGGTTTTTCGTTCATACTATGACGGAGTCAAGGAAAAACGATTAAATTTTGAAATCCAAGGTAAGTCTAAGGACAGGGAACGTATTGTATCGATAGTGGCTAAGCTATCGAAAGTTTTAGAGGATTTGACCGATGTTGAAAGTTTGGACGGTTCGTTTGAATTTTCATCGTTGACAATTTCATCAGAGCCCTACTATCAAGCTAGTGATACGTCGGGCTATTTTTATTTTAGATTGACCTTCCAGGTCGACTTAACTATTTACCCAAAGAAAGGAAATTAAGTAATGGTACGTAATAAGAACGCCAAACGCGGGCATTTCGTTGCTGATTTTGACCCGAAGAATGCAAAGCAAGAACCTACTGAATGGTTGGAATTAGCAAAATGGATTAGTAACATCGAGGATGATACCGATGAAGAAACTGATGAAACAGGATATTACGACGGAGATGGTAACAAAGAGACCGAAGTTGTATCTGTTTCTGAATCATGGACTGTCGAAGGCACTTACGATGATGAAGACCCTGCGCAGGCGCTTATTGTCAGCAAGAAACGCAAAATCGGTGACGGTCGAAAATTGTGGCACAAAATTGTCGAATCAAATGGCAAAAAACAATATGTCGGCGTGGCAACTGCTACAGAAATCAAGGGCGGTGGCGGTGAGGCTACCGAACATGAAAAATTTGGTTGTAAGTTGACTTACAATGGATTGCCTAAGGAATCGGCTGTTCCAGGTGCATAACTTTTTTTGAGAGGGAGTGAACCCTCTCTTTTTTTGATTTTAAAAGGAGTAAATAAAAATGTCAGTAGTCGTTATTCAAAGTAACAATATTATTCCAATCGACTTTGGTCAATTTGAATTGCAATTCCAAATTAGTGATGACAACTTGGTCAAACGTGAGGAACACTTAAATGCTGTGATGGATGTTGGCGACAAAGCTAAAGAGTTGAAGGATAGCGAGAGCCTTCCGCTGGTTAAAGAAGTTTGTCAAAAAGCATTTGATGACTTATTTGGTCCGGAGGCATTTGAGAAGGTATATGCATTATCAGGGAACTCTGCAATGGAAACTGCGTCAATGCTCTTGCAGGCTTTGAACGGAGTTATTATCGAATATCGTAAGCGAGTTGAAGCGTCGAATGATTCATTTACCAAATATTTAAAGTAGGTGAGTGATGTGTTTCGACTCTCCCAACAACTGAACGATGAATTAGTCTTCAACGGCAAAGTCTATCCGCTAGATTTATCTTTTGACAACGTGCTTGTTATTTTCGATGTGCTAAACGACGATTCAGTTGACGATTTAGAAAAGACTTATATTTGTTTAAATAGATTGACTGGTTTGGCATTAGAGGAATTGTTGAAGATGTTTAGTCCAGAATCTGCTTTTGAAACATTCAAGTCGGTCTTCGAAAGCTGTATCAAAATCGAAAATAGAGCAAAAGAGCAAGAGTATGACTTGTTAGGTAATCCGTTACCTGAGGTTGAACCTGATGAGGATGATGAGGAACCCTTATACTCAATCGAACATGATGCAGAGTATATCTACGCAGCCTTTATGCAGGTATATAAGATTGATTTAATTGAGGTCCAAGGGGAATTGCATTGGAAGAAGTTCAATGCTCTCTTGTCTGGATTGCCAGATACTACAAAAATGTCTGAAATTATGCGAATACGTGCTTGGAAGCCTACTAAGTATGACAGTGAGGCTGAAAAGAGTCGTATGAAAAAGTTGAAAAAACTTTTCGCCCTACCAAATAAAAGTTAGAAAGGAGGGGTAAAATGGCAGATGGTAAGGTTACGATTGATGTCGATTTAAATGACGGAAAAGCCCTTAGTGGAGCTGGCAAAGTCAAAGGTTTATTGAATGGGCTGACATCTGCCGGCGAGAAAGCTGGGTCAGTGTTTAAGTCGATGCTTGGTGCCAATATTATTGGTGGTGCAGTAACTGCAGGTATTAGTTCTCTAACTGGCCAGATTAGTGGCTTAGTCGGTGACATCAATGCGTCATCAAAAGCATGGCAAACATTCCAGGGCAATATGGAAAACTTGGGTCTACCCAAACAAGAAATTGCTGGAGTAAAGAAGGAATTACAGTCCTTCGCAACTGAAACTATTTACTCAGCATCCGATATGGCATCCACGTATAGCCAGCTAGCCGCGGTCGGAATCAAGAGTACCAAAGAACTAGTTACAGGCTTTGGTGGACTTGCAGCAGCTGCTGAAAATCCAGGCCAAGCCATGAAGACGTTGTCAACTCAAGCTGTCCAGTTGGCTGCCAAACCAAATGTAGCTTGGGCTGATTTTAAATTGATGTTGGAACAAACGCCAGCGGGTATCTCAGCGGTCGCAAAACACATGGGCATGTCAACTGCTGAGATGGTTTCTGCTGTTCAAGACGGGAAAATTGTTACACAAGATTTCTTCGATGCAATCAACGCCGTCGGCAATAATGACACCTTTAGAAAGATGGCTACAGAATACAAAACTGTAGACCAAGCTATCGATGGATTGACGGAAGGTGTATCCAACAAACTTCTTCCAGCTTTTGAGGTACTATCCAAACACGGCATTAAGGCTGTTGAGGGAGTAATTAGCATCGTTGATAAATTTGACGGAGATGGATTCGCCAGTCAAATAGACAAATGGGCTCAATCGTTCCAAGGAATGATGAAAGGTTTTTCAGACCTTGGTGTTTTCGATAACTTCAAAGCTACTCTATATAGCATTGGCGATATGTTTCAGTCGGTCTTTAAAATCGATCCAGGAATATTAAATACTGGTGTAGTAACAGTCTCTAATATCTTAAATGGATTGATGTATGTTATCCAGGATATTTCGGCTGGAATCTCGTCATTTTTCGAAGGGTTCACAAATTCAGGGGCGGTCCGTGCATTGGCACTGGCTTTTTTTGATCTAAGTGAGGCTGGTTTGGACTTGAGTGAAAAACTATCTGGTGCTATCCCTTGGGAAACTATCGGGAATGCTGCTGGGCAGGTTGTTAAATTCATTGCTGAAATTATTTCAGCGATTGCTCAATTTAGCCAAAAAGTAGACGGAAATATTTTCCGAGGTCTTCTCATTGGTATTCCTGCTGCAATTGCTGGCTTTAAAGCGTTCAACTTCCTGAAATTCTTCAATCCTTTTAGTTTTTTCAAAAAGAATGCCACTGACGGGGTAGGAGGTGCTGGAGAGGCAGTTAAGAGGTCAAAAAGTACCATTAGTCAAGTGTTTACTGGTTTATCTAATGTCATCAAGTCATCAGGAACAGCAATCAAAACGGCTGCAACAGGAATTGGTACAGGTATTAAAACTGCACTGTCAGGTGTCGGACCAGTATTAAGAGCATTTGGAGCAATGTTGCGAACTGCTGGTGTAGCTAATATCCTGGCATTTGGTGGAGCTATTGGTATTGCAGCGGTTGGTATCGGTGCAGGTATCGGAATCATTGTTGCATCATTCGCTCTACTTGCTACTCAATCCGCTGGAATTAGTCAGATAATATCAACGATTTCCGATAGTTTGGGTAGTCTAGCTAGTACCATTATTGGCGCTTTGGCGCAGGCCTTTGTCACGATTGCGCCTTATCTGCCGATTGTTGCAACGGCATTTGCTCAGCTAAGTCCGTTGATTACTGCAACTGGATCTGCGATAGCAAGTATTATCTCTGCTTTTGCTAGCTTGTCGCCAGTTATTCTTGCCTTTGGAACAGCCTTTTCAATGGTTGTGTCAGCTGTTGGTGGAGCAGTGTCGCAGATTATTGTCGCAGCAACTCCTTTGGTAGCAGTGTTAGGTTCTGTCTTTACGACAACTGTTCAAATTGTTTCAACTGCCATAGTTCAGATTGTCCAAGCGCTTGCACCGGTGGTTCCTGCAATTACCGAAATGGTTGTAGCAATTGCTCCTGTCCTACAATCAATGGTTGAGGCATTTACAACTTTGATTACCAATCTAAGTCCAATTATTGATAGTTTGACTAATCTTGTGACTGGTCTTGGAGATAGTATTCGCAACGTGTTGGATGGTGCAAAAGGTGTTATCGAATCATTCGGGAATGCAGTATCTAGCATTTTAGATTCTGTCGCTGGTATGTTTGATTCAATTGGTAATGCTGCTTTAAACGCAGGTAAAGGTTTCAATCAGTTGGCGCAGGGGATAGAACGTATAACCAAGCTCAATTTACTTGATATGGGAGCAAGTCTAGCCGCGGTTGCTGCTGGATTAGGGGCTATCGGAGCTACTTCTGGAGGTCTTGCTAGTGCAAGCTCTGCTCTGTCTAGCATTATCCAAGGCTTGGCAAGACTACAGTCTGAAAGTATAAACGCTCAAAACGCTTTGGGTATGATTGGCCCAGTAGCAAGTCGTTCCATGTCTATGATTTCTCAAGGCGTTCAGCAGGCAGCATCTGCTACTATGAGTGGAATGTTACAGATAGTGAATGTGATACGTTTATCTGCCAATCAGATGACGCAAGCTGGTAAGCAAGCAGGAGAAGGGACAACAAAAGGCATTGTCGTAGGTATTAGGTCCGGAATTGGACAAGCTGGTGGTGCTATGCATGCTATGATGACCGCAATTCGTGATACTGGTATGCAGGGCGTCGGTGCTATGCGGTCGATTGGGGCTTATATTGCTCAAGGTCTAGCTCAAGGCATGTATTCAGCCCTTGGCTCTGTGACAGCTGCTGCAAATGCTCTGGTAGCACAAGCAGAAAGAGCGGCACAAGCTAAGGCTAAAATTCACTCACCATCGCGACTGTTTAGGGATAATGTAGGTCGATATATTGCCCAAGGTATCGCTGTAGGCATTGAAAATAATACCTCTGATGTGATTGACAGCCTTGCTTATGTCCAGCAAGAGATGTCAGCCTTTAAGTTTGGCGCTGAGGAGTTGCTAGGTCTAGGAAACGGCTCTTTGTCTAGCCAATTCAGGCTCAAATACATCACGGAACGTGCGGAAATGAGTCAAATTAAGATTATCAGAGACCAAGCAGACCAAGCACTCACCAAAGCTCTTGAAGTTGCTGAGCAAGCCGTCAAGCGTCCTATTAACATGGTTCTTGATGATGGTACTCTTGTTGCCAAGATTGGTGGACCAATGACCAATTACCAAAACGACAAACTAAAAATAGATAACATGATGAGGGGGATTGTCTGATGAACAATGACACAATCACTATCAACGGATTTGACCTCTCTGAGGTTATCCGAATTATTGAAATTATCCGCCCTGTTGGCAATGAGCGTAGCATTGAAACTAATGACGCTCCACTCTTGGGAGTGAACTTGCAAGAAGTAAGAACAGGGGCTAAGTTTATCAAGGTCAAGTTTGCCATGCAAGAAAGAGATGGCATGACACTTGAACAAGCTAAACACACTTTGGCAGGGGTATTCAATACCTCTGAGGCTGTCAAGATTGTTATCTCTGATGAGCCTGATAAGTATTATATAGGACTTGTTACAGGCTCTGTGGACATGGATAATGTGACAAGATGGTTCCAAAAGGGTGAGTTTGAGCTGCTTATTCCAGATGGAGTAGCTCACAGCATCACTTACCGTGTTTTCGATAATGGCACAGTATCATCTGACAAGATTGTTTTCAATCTGATCAATGATGGCAACGTGCCAGCTTTCCCTGTGGTTACTATCAAGCATAACGCTGAAAATGGCTACATTGGTTTGGTCAATACCAGCGGTGCTCTTGAGGTTGGTGACCGTGAGGAAGCTGACACTGTATCTGTTAAGCAGTCTGAGATGCTACTGGACTTTAGAGATTCAAAAATTGGCAATGCTTTAACTTCTGGTACTCCTAACATCGGAATTATGAATGACCAAAATGCAAATCCTGTTTTTAGTGGTAGTATCCGAAAGGTTAACGTTTGGGGGCGTGACCATCTGGAACTAAACGGTCGTGGTTTTAGTTCTCTTACCTGGGATATTCCAAACGATAGTGCTGGTGGCGTTGGGTCTCTCAATGATTACTTGTGGTGGAGACAAATCTTTTGGCTTGGCGCTACAAATCAGTACGGAGCTATGAAAATTACGGTATCGGATACCAACGGTCAATTTTTATACGGTGTAGAAACGTTTAAGAGAAGTAAAGGGCTTGATTGTGAATATAATTTTATGACTACTGATGGAAAAGGTGGCTACAACATGATTAAGCAGTGGCGTTTTACAGGTACTCATTGGGATTATCATAATCCTTTTAATGAGCCTCGCGGCTGGTCTGATTTAAAGAGAAACGATGACAAGGTAACGGTCTATTGGTTTGGTACCTATAACGAGTTTTACATTCCTGAGATTAAAGGGAAAAAGTCTAAGAAAATCCATATTGCTTTCTCATCAATTGGAAACCATCCGATTGTATCACACATGTATTTGGATAGTTTCTACTACCGTAAGGATCATGTTAACGTCGCTAAAGATATTCCTAACCGCTACCCAATTGGCTCCAACATCGTTTTAAATAGCGAGGATGACACGGTAACAGTAGATGGTCTAGAGCGTATTGTGGATATTGTCCACGGTTCTACGTTTCTTACTATTCCACCTGGTAGGTCTACTCTTGAGGTCTATTCCTCAAGTTGGGTCAGGACAAAGCCCACAGTCAAGATAGCATTTGAAGAAAGGTACTTATAGCTTATGTTATTGACAATCCATGACGCAAGTTTGAGAAAGGTTGCTTTTATTGATAATGATAAACAGGCTACGCTGAATTATTTCAACGATACCTGGATTAGGTACCTTGAAACAGGTTCTAGTACATTTGATTTCACAGTATTCAAAAAAGCTATCATTTCAGATGTGGGGCGTAAGCGTGCCTACAACTATCTGAATGAGAAAGCCTTTGTTTCATTTCAGTACAAAGGCAAGACTTATCTGCACACAATCCGCAAAATTGAGGAAAATGAGCAAGTTATCAAGTGCTATGGTATCAATCTGAACCTTGAACTTATCAATGAGTATGCAAATCCATATAAAGCACCTAAGGCTATGACTTTCAAAGAATACTGTGACGCAATGGACTTGCTAAACTTTACATTCTTGAAAATTGGTGTAAATGAGATTTCTACTCAGAAAATCTCTGCTGAGTGGGAGGGGACAGACACCAAACTCAACCGTCTACTTAGTCTAGCTAAGAAATTTGGTGCAGAAATTGAATTTGACACCCACCTCAACGCTGATAGCTCTATCAAATCGTTTATCGTAAACGTCTATCATGAGAATGATGACGATCATCAAGGAGTAGGGCGTGTCAGCCCTACTATTTTGAAGTATGGCAAAAACCTCAAGGCGCTTACTAGGACGGTTGACAAAACTAATGTCTACAACATGGTTCGTCCAACTGGGAGAACTGAGGACGGTAAAACTGTCACCATTTCAGGTCTTAGTGCATGGTCTGTCAATAACTCTAAAGGGGAACGCGAATTTTATCAGGCAGGAGAGGGGCTATATGCCCCTCTTTCTATGCAGATGTATCCAGCAGCCTTTACAAGTGGCACAACGGGTGACCAGTGGATAAGAAAGGATATGACTGTAGAGAGTTCAAATCCTGAGGTTATCCGATCAACTGCTTACCGTGAACTTAAAAAGAACTGCTATCCAGCTGTTACTTACGAGGCGGAGGGGTTTGCTGACCTTGAAATAGGGGACACTGTCCAAGTTTATGATGACGGCTTTAGTCCTGTTCTATTGCTTGAAATGAGGGTGTCTGAGCAAACCATTAGCTTTACCAACCCTAAGAACAACAAGACAACCTTTTCCAACGCTAAGGCGCTGGAAAATCGTCTTTCAAATGGTATTCAAGAACGACTGAACCAGATGATTGAAGCCTCTAAACCCTACCTTATCAAACTGGCTACTGATAATGGTGTTATTTTCAAGAATGGAACTGGTCAATCCATTGTGACACCCACTCTTTACAAGGGCGGTAAGCCTCTGACTGCCAACGTGACTTGGCGCTGGTCTTTGGATGGCGCTGTTAAAACGGGGATGACCTACAGTGTCCGTGGTGCAGATGTTACGGATACATCTACTTTGACGGTGGCAGCATACATAGGTAACGATGAGGTAGCTGTTGATGAGCTGACGTTTGTAAACGTATTGGATGGTCGAGATGGTGGAGTCGGGCCGAAAGGAGACCCTGGCAATGACGGTGTCGCTGGGCGTGATGGTCAAACGCCCGTAGTGCATTGGGCTTATTCTGATAATGCAGACGGTACAGGTCTGATCACGTCGGATAATGGTCAGCGGTATATTGGTCACTATTCAGATTATACGCAAGCCGATAGTACGGATAAGACTAAGTATCGCTGGGCTGATAGATGGGCGAAGATTGAGGTTGGTGGGCGAAATTTGTTTAAAGGAAGTCGAGATTTTTCGGGTGTTTGGTTTAACAATGGTAATGGTGTGTTTTTCGAAGAATATAAAGGTGTTCATATTCATAGAACAAAAACTGCTTGGTTAGGCAAGTCACAGAGCATTTATGTGAAATCCGGGGAAATATATACATTCAGCTTTTATGCCAAGAGTGATTCTGAAAATGATGCGGTTATGTTTTATCTTTCTCATAGCGCAACAGGAACACCCGCACAGGGTCATCCTAATAATAAAAATATTGGAATTTCAACTGATTATCAGCGCTACTCCATCACCATTAAAATAGCTTCTGATGGCATAATTGTTCCGAGATTAGAAAGAACTAACACAACGAGTTTTTTGTTTTTTGGAGGTTTTAAACTTGAGACTGGTACACTTGCGACAGACTGGTCGCCCGCTCCAGAAGACCTCCAAAACCAACTCAACTCAAAAGCCGACCAAGCATTGACCCAAGAGCAACTCAATTCACTAAACGAGCGGGCAGGTATCATCCGAGCGGAACTGGAAGCCAAAGCGAGTCTAGATACTGTAAACAATATCTTGAAACAAATCAAAGATATGAAAGCAGCCGACGAAGCTACATGGGCCAAAGTTGAAAAGGACCTGATAACTCACTTACAGCGTGTCATAAAAATTGAGACAAACCTAGGAGACCAAGCACAGCGCTGGAATGCGGTAGATACCTTTATGCAGGTCTCAAACGATGGTTTGTCACTAGGTAAGGCAGATGGTAGCTCCAGCATATTGTTTAGTCCAGATGGACGTATCACGATGTTTTCGAGTGGTACTCCAGTCATGTATGTGGATAAAGGGGTTATCCACATTGACAACGGTATCTTTTCAAAGACGGTTCAAATTGGACGTTTTAGAGAAGAACAGTATCATAACAACCCAGACATTAATGTTAAACGATACGTAGGAGGATAGGATGGCAAGATATTCTAACACAAGCAATAGTCTACACTTGAATGTCTATATTGACCAAGCAAGTCAGAACATTCCGTCTAATAGTTCAACGGTTAACTGGCGTGTAACGGTCTCTAGAACTGGCAATTACTACACATATAACCAATCAGGCGACTCAACACTTGTTGTAACAATAGATGGAGTGCAAGTTCATTCTTCGAATCCGCGCTGGGCTACAAGTGGAGAAGAAGTACAGTTAGCCAGTGGCAGTCGTACAATTAGTCACAATGCCGATGGCTCGAAAAAGGTTTCTATTTCAGCTGATTTCAATCCGAATAACGGCATACACGGAAGAATAATCACTAGCGGAAGTTTGGGACTGACAACAATCCCACGTTCCAGCTCTGTAAGTGTTAGCTCTGGTGTTATTGGTAGTGCACTTACTATCAACATCAACCGACAAAGCTCCAGTTTTAAGCATACTGTTAGATATGCTTGGGGCAATAAGTCAGGAACAATCGCAAGCAATGTAGATACGTCTACAACTTGGACTATCCCACTTGATTTTGCGAATGATATTCCAAACGCAACAAGTGGTACAGGGACAATTTTTGTTGATACATATTCTGGTAGTACCAAGACAGGAACACAGTCAACTGCCTTTACGGCAAGCGTTCCAGATAGTATCAAGCCACGGCTGACTGGTTTTACATTGTTAGATGGCAATACTGCCGCTAGGGCATTGATTCCGGGAGAACAACAGTTTGTGCAGATTATTTCGAATATAGCCGTGCATTTTGGGCAAGCTACAGGGGCATATGGTTCAACAATCACAGGTTATCACGCAGAGATAGTCGGCAAGAACCAGTCTACTAGTCAAAATGGTGGTAGCTTAGGAATCATGAACTATCATGGTCAGGTTACCATACGAGCAAGGGTGACAGACAGTCGTGGGCGAACGAGTAACACGATAGAGCGAACTGTGACAGTATTGGAATATTTTGCACCGGCTTTCAACTTTGGTGTGGAACGTTCGGGAGCGACATCGAGTACATTCTCTATCATCAGAAACGCTCGTATAGCTCCGCTGACGGTAGGCGGTAGCCAACGGAACACAATGACTTTAACTTTTCGTGTAGCTCCAGCTGATAGCAATAATTACACGACAGACAATGGTCCTGCATCTGGCACTTTCACGACTTTGGCAAGCCTGACAAATTCACTGGCCAATCTATCAGGTACTTATTCTTCGGATAAGTCGTGGGATGTCATAGGAATACTTGAAGACAAGTTCACTCGTTCGGAGTTTAAAATCAAAGTTTCGACCGAAGCGGTAGTATTCAGCTATGAGAAGGGCAACCGTTTTGCGGTTGGTAAAATCGTAGATACTAACCTACCTAAAGGGTCTATAGAGTCAGCTGGTGGATATTACTTGAATGGTAAGCCGATTCAGAACTATGCGCTAACAAGTCTAAGCGGTGCATCTATAGAAAGATATAACGAGGACTTGAACCGCATTACTGAACCTGGTTTTTATATTGTAAACACCTCTATGAATGTACCTGTTTCTGGACGTACTTACTACTATTTAGAAGTCATCAGACACGCAGCCAATGCTAGTAGTTATGTTATGCAGCGAGCGACATGTCGAACACATACTCAGCAAACCTATGTACGTATATGTGAAGGTGGCACATGGGGACAGTGGAAAGAACATGTATTAGCCGACCACCCAATGCTGCAAGAAAAACCACTCAAGACCTTGACGATGGGATTTCCGTATGGGCTCAATGCGACATTGACTCGTAAGGACAACTTAGTCACTATCACACTTAATCGTCGCATTACCAACATTGACGTCTTTGAGTATAGTCAAATGGTTGAGACTATACCGTCAGGGTATCGCCCAACCGTTGAGACGCACATGCTTATGGCACCGAATGTAGGTGGATTTACAAAATCGCCCTCAGTATTACATTTTGCATCAGATGGAAAAATTAGGTTAACAAATGGGACTGGGGGTGCTCATGTATATACTGGCACGATTACATACATCACTAATGACCCATATCCAAGTTAGAAAGGAATAGCTATGAGGTTAAAATTTGGAAACAAATCGTTGGAATATACGCAAGGGGAACATCCGAAAACTAGAGTATTACTTATCAATGATGAGGGAGCTATGTATCCCATCTATTTTGATAAGGAAGCTATTGATAAGTCGGATGCAGAACTATTTGAGTTAGCACTTGAGAAAATCTATCAGGACAATTTCCCAAACAGAGCAGAGGATGAGAAATTCAATGAAATTGGCAAGCGTCTTGCCAAGGTTGATGATATTACCGAAGAAGCCACAAAGAATCTTGAAAAGGTTAAAGAGCAAGTAAAATTGTCCGCAGCTTCCCGTTCATCATTCTTGAAAATTACTGCCCTGCTCTATGAGAAAGGAATCCTTACCGATGAAGAACTTTTTGCGACAGGTATCTTTGATGATGAATCTGAAGATAGTCCTGAAACTGATATTTAATAAAGATAGGAGAATTGACATGATGATTAAATTATATGCTCTAGAAGTTATGGAAGGCAACATGAAGTGGAAGGATATTAAATTTAGTCCAATTATTAAGGACCGAATCAAATCCTACATTCGCAAGCTAGTTGAAGATGATGAAATCTTTAACGAATTAACTAAGGAAGGATAGCCTATGGTCGAAGAACCAAATCTTTTTATCCAAATTTTGCATGCAGCAACACCTTTCGCTGGAACATTAGTGACGGCGATTGGTGGGGTTGCCATCGCAAAGATTGGAGCGAACAATAAGAACGAACTAACGGCTATCAATGCTCGTCTAACGACTTTGCAAAAGGTTGCAGATGACAACAAGTCGACTGGTGAAGCGATTAAGTATGATGTCGAAAATCTCAAAACGAGTAGCCGTAGTAGTCGTCGTTATGTCCTCTATCGCGATTTGGACGCTGCCATCGAGCGAGGATGGACAACTCTTGAAGAACGTCGGGAAATCGCCAAGCTGTTTGAATCGTATAAGGTTTTAGGCGGCAATGGCGAAATTGAAACTATGTATGGCATCTATTGTGATTTGCCATTGAAGAAGGAGAATTGATATGAATCAACTTACAGAAATTATTATAGGGTCTGCTACTGGTATCTTAGCTATCGTTGCTGGTATGATTGTCCATGAAGTCAAAAAGTATCTAATCGCCAAGGGTGGTAAACGTGCCATCGAAATCACAGAGATTTTGGCACAGAATGCGGTTAACGCAGTTGAGCAGATTACAAAACTAGACCAAGATAAACACGTCGATAAGCTAGATATGGCTAAACGTCGTGTAACAGGTCAGTTGGCCAAGTACAATATCTATATGACAGATACGCAGCTAGAAACGTTTATTGAATCAGCAGTCAAGCAGATGAATGATGCGTGGAAAGGAGAAGCCTATGACAACAGTAAATGAAGCATTAAATAATGTAAGAGCTCAGGTTGGGTCTGGTGTATCTGTTGGTAACGGCGAATGCTATGCATTAGCCAGCTGGTACGAGCGTATGATTAGTCCAGATGCCACAGTTGGTCTTGGAGCTGGTGTCGGTTGGGTCAGCGGAGCAATCGGTGACACCATTTCAGCCAAAAATATTGGCTCGTCATATAACTGGCAAGCTAACGGCTGGACCGTATCCACATCTGGGGCATTTGTGCCCGGTCAGATTTTGACATTAGGGGCAACGGCGACTAATCAATACGGGCACGTCGTGATTGTTGAGGCGGTCAATGGCGACCAACTGACTATCTTGGAGCAAAATATGTACGGCAAGCGGTACCCGACTCGCAACTACTACAGTGCTGCCAGCTATCGTCAACAGGTCGTACACTACATCACACCGCCAGGCGCTGTCGCGCAGACAGCTCCAAATATGGCAGGTGCCCGCACATACTGCGAGACAGGTACCATGACCGTCACAGTTGATGCAATTAATGTCCGTCGTGCACCTAATACATCCGGTCAGATTGTCGCGGTCTATAAGAGTGGTGAGTCATTTGACTATGACACGGTTATCATCGATGTCAACGGCTATGTGTGGGTGTCGTATATCGGCAGCAGTGGCATCCGCAATTATGTAGCCACAGGAGCCACCAAAGACGGCAAACGCTTTGGCGAGGCGTGGGGTACTTTTAAATAATAATTTTAGCCCTTAGGAAAAATCCTAGGGGCTTTTTTTCGTGCTCAAGATAATCTTAAGTTAGCTCAAGATACAGTAAGAAACAGTAGAATACAGTAAAAATACAGATTTTTAGACATTATTTTCAATTTTAATTCAAAAAAACAAACTTTTTGCGAATTAACAGATAGGAGGTAATAAACTATGTTACATTATGACGAATTAAAACAGGCGATAGATGGAGGATATATTACAGGCGACAAGGTCAACATTGTCAGAAAAGAGGGTAAGGTCTTTGATTTTGTCCTACCTGGTGAACCTGTTAGACCGTGGGAAATAGTCGTAGAAGAGAATTTAGATGAAGTGTTGAGAGAGTTGAGAGACTAA